TAGACAATGACCATAAGAATCAAGCTGCTGCATGGAAGTTAGTTATGGATCGTACACTACCATTAAGCTACTTTGAGAAAGATGCAGCCAGTGGTAGATCTTCAGTTAACATTACTATATCTGGATTAGGTAGTAGTGTAGAAACAAATGTAGGCTCTGAGATTGAAGGAGAAATCATAGAAGATGTATAAGTATTTCAGTAGAGATGAGTTTGCTTGTCAAGTGACAGGTGAGAATGAAATAGAAGATGAGCTTATACTAGCCTTAGATGAGCTAAGAGAAGCCTGTGGTTTTCCTTTTGTAATCACCAGTGGCTATAGATCCCCACAGCACCCCATAGAATTAGGTAAAATAAAACCAGGAACTCATGCTCAAGGCATAGCAGCGGACATAGCTGTATCATCAGGTATACAAAGGCACACTATAGTTAAGAAGGCTATAGAGCTAGGCTTTAGTGGTATTGGTGTAGCTAATGGATTTGTGCATGTAGACGTTAGACCTACGGACGTACCAGTGATGTGGACTTATGGGTAACAAAGAATACAAAGAAACATTAGCCAAGCAGGAAGATCTTAACTGGGATGGTAATACTGAAACACAGGATTCTACTACTGAGTACACAATAGTTGTGGATGAGGATAGGATGGAACAGTTAAGAAAGTTAATAAATGACAAGTCTTAACATTGAACTCCTAGACTGGCAGAAGCAAGCATGGGTAGACCATACTAGATTTTTAGTAATAGCTGCTGGTAGACGTACAGGTAAGACTAGACTAGCTGCATGGAAACTTATTGTAAAAGCCTTAGAGTCCACTAAAGGTAATGTATTTTATGTAGCCCCTACACAGGGTCAAGCTAGAGACATTATGTGGCAAACACTCCTAGAGTTAGCTCAGGAAGTGATAGTAAGTGCTCACATTAACAACTTGCAGATTAAACTAATCAATGGCTCTACTATATCATTGAAAGGTGCAGACAGACCTGAGACTATGCGTGGTGTATCTCTGTACTACCTAGTGATGGATGAGTACGCAGACATGAAGCCAGAGGTCTTTGAGCAGATCCTTAGACCTGCCCTAGCTGACCAGAAAGGAGGTGCATTGTTTATTGGTACACCTATGGGGCGTAATCACTTCTATGAGTTGTATAAATACGCAGAGCTAGGGGACGATGAGTCCTATGTAGCTTATCACTTTACAAGCTATGACAATGAACTACTGGACTCTGAGGAAATAGACCTAGCTAAGAAGTCAATGTCATCCTACGCATTCCGACAGGAGTTTATGGCATCCTTTGAAGCCAGAGGCTCAGAGATGTTTAAGGAGGAGTGGGTTAAGTTTGGTGAGACTCCGGAAGTAGGAGACTACTACATAGCCATTGACTTAGCTGGCTTTGAGCAAGTAAACAAAAAAAGATCTAAGAACAGTAGGCTTGATGAATCATCCATAGCCATAGCTAAAGTAAATGAAGAAGGCTGGCACATAGAGAACATCATTTATGGCAGGTGGGACTTAGCCGATACAGCCAGGAAGATATTTGAAGCAGTAAGAGACTATAGACCTATTAGTGTAGGTATTGAACGTGGTATATCTCAACAAGCTGTAATGTCACCTTTGACTGACCTAATGAAGCAGAATGGTAGATTCTTTGTTGTAGAGCAGCTTACACATGGTAACAGGAAGAAGACCGATAGGATTATGTGGGCCTTACAGGGTAGATTTGAGAATGGTCAGATTACACTGGGTAAAGGTGAGTGGAACACTAGGTTCATGGATCAACTATTTCAATTCCCAGACCCATTGACACATGATGACCTTGTGGACTCAGTGGCGTACATAGATCAATTGGCTAAAGTAGCTTACACATATGACTTTGAGATCAATGATCTTGAGGTATTAGACACAGTAACAGGATATTAACATGGCTAAACAAGGTTTATACAGTAACATTCATGCTAAACGTAAACGTATTGCAGCGGGTTCCGGTGAAAAGATGCGTAAAGCCGGTAGTAAAGGTGCTCCTACAGCAAGAGCATTCAAAAAAGCAGCCAAAACAGGTAAAAAATAATGGACTACGGTGATAATGACGTACTGTCAACTGATGAGCACCTAGAAAACTGGGTAATGGCTAAGTGTGATTCTTGGCGTGACCACTATGAGTCTAATTACTCAGAGAAGTTTGAAGAATTCTACCGTCTATGGCGTGGAATCTGGGCTTCAGAGGACTCTATGCGTAAAAGTGAACGCTCTAGGATCATTAGCCCTGCTACACAGCAAGCTGTAGAGTCCAGTGTAGCTGAAATAGAGGAAGCTACCTTTGGTCGTGGTAAGTACTTTGATATTACTGACGATATGGCAGACCCAGAGAACCAAGATATTGTATATCTACGTCAAAAGCTGCATGAAGACTTTGAAAAGGTAGGTTTACGCAAGAGTGTTGGTGAATGTCTTATCAACAGTGCAGTATTTGGTACAGGTATTGGTGAAATAATACTTGAGGACGTAAAAGAGATGGCTCCAGCCACTCAGCCTGTTATGGGTGGAGAATTACAAGCTGTAGGTGTAAACATTACTGACCGTACAGTCACTAAACTACGCCCTGTAATGCCTCAGAACTTCCTTATAGACCCTGTAGCTACCTCCATTGAGGATGCCCTAGGTGTAGCTGTAGATGAGTTTGTACCCCGTCACCAAGTCCAGCAATTGCAGGAACAAGGTGTATACAGAGATATTTATGTAGGTCAAGCAGCCAGTGACTACGATTTAGAGCCAGATCAAGACCTTACATCCTTTGATGAAGACAAGGTTAGACTGACTAAGTACTACGGTTTAGTGCCACGCTACTTGCTAAAGATAGGTGAGCAGGAAGCAATGCTTGGTGAAGACGAAGATATTGCTGATATTGAACTAGAAGGTGATGATGGAGAAGATAATGAAGACGAGTACTTTGTGGAAGCTATCGTTGTTGTCGCTAATGGAAGCATTCTACTAAAAGCTGAAGAAAACCCATACATGATGCAGGACAGACCTATTGTTGCATTCCCATGGGATGTAGTACCTAGTAAGTTCTGGGGTCGTGGTGTATGTGAGAAAGGTTACAATAGCCAGAAAGCACTTGATACTGAGCTTAGAGCACGCATTGACGCACTGGCACTAACAGTACACCCTATGATGGGTATGGACGCTACACGGCTCCCTAGAGGCTCTAGACCGGAAGTTAGACCAGGAAAGATACTACTAACCAATGGTGACCCTAGAACTGCCTTGTTCCCATTTAACTTTGGTCAAGTAAATCAGATTACCTTTGCACAGGCAGCAGAGCTACAGAAGATGGTACAGACTGCTACAGGTGCTATAGACTCCGCTGGTATTGCAGGTAGTATCAATGGTGACTCTACTGCCGCTGGCATTAGTATGTCTCTAGGTGCAATCATTAAGCGTCACAAGCGCACATTGATTAACTTCCAGCAGTCCTTCTTGATTCCATTTGTACAGAAGGCTGCGTATAGATACATGCAGTTTGATCCAGAGAACTATCCTGTAAAGGACTACAAGTTTAACACTACATCTACTTTAGGTATTATTGCCCGTGAGTATGAAGTAACACAACTTGTACAGCTACTACAGACTATGCCTCAAGAGTCTCCAGTGTACAACACATTGTTGCAATCTATTATTGACAACATGAACCTATCCAACCGTGAAGAACTGATTGCTAAGATGCAACAAGCAGAGCAAGCCTCACAGCCTACTCCAGAGCAACAGCAAGCACAGCAAGCAGTACAACAGGCACAGATGGCCTTCCAGCAGTCACAGACAGATGCTTTGTCAGGACAAGCACAAGAGTCACAGTCAAGAGCACAGAAGATTGCTATAGAGGCACAGCTACTGCCACAGGAGCTTGAGATAGACAAGATTAAGGCTGTCACAGCTAACCTAAAGGCAGGGGATCAGGACGATAAAGAGTTTGAGCGTAGAATGAAGATTGCTCAGACTATGTTGAAGGAGAAGGAGATTGACCTAAAGACTCCTACACAACGGCCTGCACCACAAACTACACCACAACCTGCACAACAGCCTACACCACAGGCTACTATGCAACTACAAGGAGTACCTACTAATGGTAGTAACTAGAACAGAATTAACTGAAGTAGTAGACCAAGTTAATGCTAAGTTTGCACAACTAGAAAATAAAATTAAGGAGCTAGAAAAACTCCTTGAAACACCTGTAGCCAAAAAGACAGTTAGCAAGAAGGCAGCGTAATGGTTGCCCCACGCAAAGGTAAAGCTAAAGTAAAAGTTACTTCAAGTGGAAAAAAAGTAAGTTATGGGCAAGCAGGCCCAGCTAAAGGAGGTGGTCGTAGAGTAAAGCCAGGAACTAGCAAAGGTGACAGTTACTGTGCTCGTAGTTTAGGTATTAAGAAACGTCTGCCTAAAGCAAAGCAGAATGACCCTAATACACCAAACAACTTATCAAGAAAGCGTTGGAAGTGTTCCGGTGCTAAGTCAAGGAGA